AATGATCTATTGTAGTCGCAGTGTATGTAAAATTCTGGGATGTGCTTACAGTAGTTGCAGAACCAAAACTTATAGTCTCGCCACTTACTGTACCAACTACGGAATAAAGGTATTGAGAGGTTCCTTGATAGGTGACAACCAAAACTCCATCGTGCATATCGGAGCTAATGCGGGTTGTTTGGCTGCTACTCTCGAAGGCAACAGGCGTTCCGTAGTTTTCAGAGATGCTAGTTTGAGAAATAACACTAACAGTCCCATCGCTATTAACGACAACAGTATCTCCAGTGGCTAACGCACCAGAGGCGATAGCACGAACTTCGCCATCTACAGGGGCGTTGCCAATAAAGCGCATTAGCTGATCTCTTCGTAGCTTACGATAACTTCAAGGTCGTTTGCTGTGCCAGCAGTGACGGTGATGGAGCGATCTTCCTCAAGGTAAAGGGCTGTGTTCTTGTCAATAGCAATCAGCGACGAGTCGGCAGGGACAGATGCAGTTGCAACCAGCGAGTAAGCTGTGCCACCGCCAGATGCTGCGCTGTGCATATCCACAGTCACGTCACAGGCATTTGTGCCATCGACATTGGCAATCTGGATCATGTTGATCTTAAAAACCTTGCCGCTGGACGCAGCGTTGCTGACGACCGAAGTCGCGGATGTTGAACTTAAAGCCACCATTGCCGATTTGGCAGTGATAGTGGCTACATTTACGACATTTGGTGCGGCCATGTGGCTTCTCCTTTAACCGAAAACAATCGCCATAGCGATTGCCTTGCCAGTTGTTGCAGCAGCGTCGAGCTGCGGTTGAATAGCCGAGGTAACACCATCGACATAGTTTAATTCTGTTGCGGTAGCAGTCAGACCATTTAGAACGGAAAACTGCGCGTTTGTAACGCCGCCGAGCAAAGTGTCTAAGCTGTCCCAATTGCCGTTAAGGTAGCCGCCCCACGCGTCTTCGTCACCGCCGACTGCTGGCTTATTCCAAGAATAGTTTGTCGTTGTCGTAGGCATTACGCGGCCCTCTCTAAGTAATCTGCCTCAACCCATGTATTACTTGGGTTTGGCGCTGCTGTCCATTCTGTTGTCGGGTCATCTGCATCAAGCCACTTATAACGAGACAGAACATTTACTGTCAGGCTTAAATTGTCTGTCGCAGACATTAGTCTAACGCGATTATAGCTTATATTTACGCTAGATGATAGTGCTACGTCTGCACGGCCCACAACGTCAATAACTCCGTTAGACGTAGCAGTAGATGTGAGAGTAATATTTGACGCCGCATTTGCAATCCGCTCACCAGAGCTTGCCACGTTGCAAACAAGGTTAATGGCCGCAGCGCCTTCCTCGACACTGTAATTTTCGCCATAGATGTAAGAGCCGTAAGTGTTTAAGCCGTAACCCGGTCTAAAGCCGGGAACTTCTGGGTATTCAACCGCGACCGCTACTATAATGCCTTGGCAAACTATATTGGCCGCAGCGGTTCTAACCTTAATAGACGCAGCCGATGCAGATGATGTGCAAGCTGTAGAAGATGCGCCGCCAATAACTCTATTACCGCTCGCACTAACGCTAACCGCACACGCCGCGCTTGATGCGCCTATTCTGACTTGCTGCAATAGAGCGGATGCTGTGCAAGCTATTGACGCAGTTGATGCAGCGTTGCGGACGTTAACGGCCTCAGCCGATACCGCACAAATTAATGATGCACTAGCTGACGCGTCAACTATAGAGCCGGATAAACCATAAATATCCTGACCATAAAAAGCATCACCGTAGTTTGCGCGGTAGACGGTCATTAGGCTAACGTAATGTCCAGATCACCTGTTGGGATACGAAACACATCACCATCATTGATTGCTTTAGATACAGTCAGAGCGCTATGGACAATCATGTCGCCGCTGCTTGATGCAGTCATAACCGCCATGTGCGTAATTGTACCCCAGTTCCCGCCATTTGCGGCTGGAAACTCTACCGCCGCTGAATTGGTCGCGAGGTCGTTTGACACGGTAAAATTGACAGCCGTCCTTGCGTAGCCGTTCCCAGACACCTCATTGGCTGTTGAGCCGCTGTCCGTTGGGTCGGCTGTAAAAAGTCCAACATACCAAGCGGTCGGGCGCGTTACGCTGGCCGCAGTGAACACATAGTTCAAAACGTGTGTTTCGTAAGTGTTAGTAAATGACATGGATTTCTCCGATTAGATATATCTGGCGCGATCATACACCATTGTGAATTTAATAGCCAGACGTCCGCATACGGAGGCCAGAGCCGGCGGATCGTGTTTCGTCGGACGACTTTTGCAGCGACTGTATTGCGTTTGAGTAGAGCGACGCCCACACTTGCGTCCGAACGTCATCGTTCAGATACGGGGCAGACTGCACAAGTGCGCCATACAGATAAACATCTGGCGCGTCCTGCAACAGCCAGTTGTATGAGTTAGTGGCGCTCAGCGCCGGCGTCTTGCCGAAATACATCAGCTGCATCTGGTACTCGGTGTCTGGTGTTGGGAACACCTCGATCTCGTGTCCGACATTGGCGTAGAGGCGAGGCCGGCCGCTTTGGTCGTTGTTCTGCTGGCGCAGCTGGGCTAAGTCGTCAATTGACGTCGCCTCGATGCGGAACGTGTTGCCAGACGTGATTGTGAAGCGCATTGTTTGCACCCAGTCTTCCGGCACTTGCACATAGCGGCTGTCTAGCGTGGCGTCGGCGCGCTGCACCATCTTATAGTGCCGCAGGTCACGGTCGATGCTGCTCTCGGCCAGCGCAATAAAATCCGGTATGACCGCCGTCAGGTCGTCTCTGTTTAGCCAGTTGGCAATAGATGCCTTGAGCTCGTCATACGTTGTGATCGCCATTACAGTGTACCTTCTCGCGTGCGAAACGCCTGATTTTCCGACTGGTTGAGCCACTTGCGCAGCGCCTTGGGATCGTCAGCGATCCCCTGCCTCTTCAACTCATAATACACGGAAAGCGGGATGGAGGCCACCTTGGCGTGTTCTCCGAATTTACCCGACACGTCGTTATACGAGCGCTTGTTTGCTTCGATGATCTTTGTGCTGTCCTGCACGGTCTCAATGACATATTCGCCGTTGGCTTTGACGTGCCAAAATTTCGTAATCCCTGTCGCCTCGTCGCGGCTAAAAAGTCTTTTCATCTTACCCTCCAGAGTAATGGGGCGACCGAAGCCGCCCCACCATATTTACGATACGTTCAAGTCAGCGATCAGGCCGTGAGCCTTTTCGTTGGATACCTTGAGGCCGGTTTCGCAGATGAGCATTTTCTTCTCAGCGTCGCCTGTCTTGGCAAGATCCACGGCTTGGATCGGACGCAGAGTTGCGATTGACGCGTACTCAGTGTCGAGGCACCATGCGTCACGCTCACGGCTGAAGCGGTTAGGCACAACAGTCAAGGCGCCAAAATCTGACAGATAAACGTCAGCTGCACCGATGATGGTTGTTGGGCCATCAGATGGTGCTTGGTAGCGCTGAGCCGCAATACCTGCAAAGCCGGACACGACCGTTTTGTTGAACGGGCCAACCATCAGCATGGATGGGTTGCCGCCGGATGTGTACGCCTGCTGCATCACGTCTTTGAGCATGGCTTCTGTGAAGTCACGCTGCGTGCCGTCGTTACGGGCGTCGGAGCCGTCTGCCGCAGTCGGGTTAGTACCGTCTCCAGCTTTGTTCACGTTGGTTGCAACCCACGCACCCAAGCCAGCAGTTACGCGACCAGCGGAAGCTGAACCGGCGGAACGGGCTGTGTTGCCTGTGTAGATTGTTTCCAAATCGCGCTTTATCTCCTTGCCGCGCTTGGCGAGCTGATATGCAACCTCATCGTTGCGGCCAGCCAAGTCTTGGAAGCCGAGGTTGTCAGCAATAATCATGCTGCGACGGCGGATTTGCGTGTAATTTCCGACCCTTACGGTGGCAGTTGTTGCGTCGAACGATGCAACATCGTCGCCGTCAATAATCGCAGTGGTGTCAACAGAAGACAAATCATCCAATTGCCACTCAAAAAATGTGTTAGACACATTTTCGGAGCCGACGTTGGATGTGAAGGGTGTTTCTTCTGGGGCTATGTTACTGATAACATTAGCTAATTCTTCTCGGATACCCTTGGCGTCAAAAGACGTGAAGGTGTTTGCAATGATAGTCATGGTTTATGCTCCTATAGCAAGGCTTTGATTGCGGCCGCGGCGTCGTTGACGCGACCAGTTTTTCGTGCGCGGTTCTGCGCTTCCTGTGCTGCTGAGGTGCGTTTAGGCTGTGACGCTCTGGAACCCGATTTCAATGTCTTGGCGCGCGACTTCTTAGGCTTAGCTTTAACCTCGTTTGCCCGCGTTTCTCCACGATCATATAACATCGCTTTCCTCGCTAATTTCACAAGCGTTGCATTTGACATCCCGCTAACGTCCTGCTCGCTGAAACCTTCGCCGAGCAGGAAGTCCCTAATCTGGGTTGCTTCCGTGGCTGCGACTTTGCTGTCACGCCACTCGGGTATGATGTCAGGCAAGATATGACGCTGCTGCTCCAAATACGATTGCTGCATCTGCTCTTGCTTTTGCGCTGCAATCTGCTGCATTCTTTGCTGCTCAGCTTGGACGGCCTGAAGTTGCGCGGTGCGCCCCTCCTGTTCCTTCCGCCACTGACGTTCCGCCTTCGCTGCCATTACGGGGTCTGTGTCATACAGAGTGTCCCAGTCCGGCTCCTGTTCCGCTGCCTGTTGGATGCGCTCTGCCATTGCCGGCAGTAGTTGCGCATATTCAGCACGCTCACGCTCAATCTCCTGATACTGCGCTTCCATAGCCTTTCGGTTTTCGGCGAGCTCCTGAGTTTTGCGTGTGTAGTCCTTCTGCCGGAGGTGTCCGCTGCGCAGCTCCTCAATGGTTATCTCTTCGCCATCGACCTCAATGGTCGTGGACAAATCAAGAGATCCATATTGGTCGCCGTCATCGTCGCCTTCGTCGTCCAGATCGCTTTCAGACCCCTCAACGGCAGAGTTATCAGCTTGCGCCTCATACTCGTCCTCTTGGCCATCCGGCATTTCGGCTTCGTCCACTTGCGCGGCTTCTGCCTCAAGCGCATCGTCCGTCGTCACGTTATCCTCTTGGGGCGTGAGCATACTTCTGATTGCATTCTGAGCGCTGTACAGGTCAGTCCCTTGCGGGGTGCTGTTGTCTGACATCTCTTTCTTCCTCTATTATGCTACTTTTTGAGCTTCATTTCAATAGTAGCGTTATCAACCATGCTGCGCAGCGACTGGCGAACCATGTCAATTCCGCGCAACTTCATGTAAACAGCCTCGCGGCCGTCGGTGTCACTGGGGCCAGTTGCCTTAAACTGCGTCCAGCAATCCGCCTCGGCTTCCTCAAGAAACCGAAGCAAATCTGTGTCAGCGAGCAGGCGCTCCGCCTGCTTGCCGTCCGTGATGACCTGCTGCTTAGTCTTCACGCGTCGCCTCCGTGATTATGTCAGCCTGAGCCTTCATCACTTCGCGGTTGATCGCCATGTCGGCCCGGATCTGGGCGACGTCAAGCTGCGTGCCGTACTTCGCCTTCAGCTCCTCCGCCTTGACGCGGATGTCGGCCTCGAGCTCGTCGCGCTTGCGGTCGTCTTCCATCATCATCTGCTCGCGCTTCAGCTGAAGGTCTGCCGCCTTCTTCTGCATGTCAGCCTGTATCTGTTGGATCTGAACCTGTATCAGCTGCTCGTTAATGTCTGGCTTGTTGTCTGGCGGTGGCGGCTGGAATTTCGCAGGATCGCTCCAGAATTGCGACGTGTCCTTGAAGCCAGCCAGCGACGTCATCTCCTTGAGCGTGTTGCTCAGCTTGGCGATGTCGGTCAGCGGGTTATTCGGACCCATCGTCGACATGGCTTCCTTCTGCATTTCGCCGATCTGGCGCAGCATCATCATCCGCTCAGTGTCAGTTCCGCGGCCGAGGGCTACGTTGACAGAGACATCCATGTTGGCGTCCCAGACCCTCGGGTCGATTTCGATGAAGTCGTTGTTCAGGCGGATCATCCGCGCCTTATCTTGATGCGTCGTGATGTTGTGCAGGACAAGCTCGTACAGGCGCTTAATGCCGGTTTCAGCGAATACTCTAGCAATCATTTCGATGTGCTGCTGTGCGGCGCTCACAGTGGCTGCCACGGCCGTTGCAGTGCTAGACTGTAGGGCGCCGGCGTCTAAACCCATAGACGCCTTGGAAATGCCTGTGCGTGCCTCCTTGACCTCGTCCATGTAGTTTAGGACTGGGAATGCCTGCTGACCTACAAACGGCACGGTGAGCTGCTGGACCGAGCCCGGAGCGCGCTGGCGGACGATTGATCCGACCTCTACATTCATAGCATCGTCCATGTTCACCATGCCTTCGACAACAGCAATTCTCGGGTGAATACTGAGGCTTAGGCTGTCCAAGGAGTTGCGCATGACGACTGACTTGATGCGCTGGATGTCGGCCACAGCGTCAAAAATGCTGAGACCGAAAAAGTCGTGCGGCTCGGGATCTGGGCATAGTGTGGCGAAGGGCGCCATGTCGCACGGCTCGTTGTTCAGTATGACGTTGCCATCTCCGCCGGTGCAGATCTTGCGCAGCTCGGCGATGCCGTCTCCGTCGTAGTCTACGCGAATGTAGTTTTCGACGTAGAGAACCTTGCGCATCGCTGGGTCTTGGCGCGAATTCATGTCGTTTGACAATGCCGGGTTGCGCGTGTTGCGCTCGACGTTGGTGTCCATGTCGTCGTGGGTCGATGACAGGTTGTAGACCTCGTCGTAGTCGTAGCCCATAGATACAAGCTCAGAGACAGTCACGATGCGGCGGTGCGCAACGTAGTCGGCTTCCTCAACGGATTTAGCCTCGCGGGAGATCAGGAACTCCTCCGGCGGTAGAGCCTCCACCTTCACGCGGCCGTCTGGCCGGGTGTAGGTGACGCGCAGGTCGTGTGACATGGGCGGCATGATGATCTGGCCAGTAGTAGGGTCGATCTGCGGCTCGCCCACCGGCGTGCTCACGGTAATGTCAACCTCGGCGGCTGGGTCAGCCATGAGCGCAGCCAGAGCGGTGTCATCGACGCCGGTGTATTCGATTGTGTCAAACTCGGTCTTGTCTTCCCAGTAACACTTGAGGATGCCGACCTTGCGCACCAGCGCGTCCATAAATGCGCTGTGCATCTCCATGAAGCCGCGGTTGTCGCGGTTGATAATGAAGTTGGCGTATTCTGTGGCCTGCTTTGCCGCCGGCACGTCCTCCGCGTTTTGCGGGACGTATTCGACGGTGCGGTCGGACCCGTTGAATATGCGCATCAGGGACGGCATGATCGCCTGTACGGTATCCCGTACGTCCATGCTGACCACTTGGCTGCGACCCTCTTCCTCGTCACCAAACGGCTCACCCCGGTAGTATTGCGTCGCGGTGGCGCGGATCGGGGAGACCCAGTTGTCGATGAAGTCTATGGCGTCGTCGATCTCGTTGCCGACGATGCCTTGCAGCTCCTGATCGTCCATGACGTCCGGGTTCAGTTCAGCCTCGAGCTCGGAGGCCATTTCGTTTATCTCATAGTCCATCTTGTGGCCCTTCTTGCAACGCGGTTGCGGTTGTGTTAACATACGTTATTCCACGGGAGGAAAACGTAATGGAATTTGAATTCACACCCGAGTTAATTCGGGAGATGGTTGTACTCAAGGCTAAGGCTCTTGGCGTGAACGATAGCGGCCTTGACGAAATGGACGAAATGATATGCGCATTAGTTGGCATTGATGACCCAGACCCCCTTATCTACCCGACCTAGAAACGTAGTTTAGAATTCCCTCGAGAATATCTGGACGAAGCCTCTGAACCGGCATTATCGTTTTAATGGCGTGAGTTTTGTGGGCCTCGTTTAGCGGCTTGCCTGCCTTCGTAACACCGCCCTCCATTGGGTCGTACACGTCCCGGAATATGAGCCCTTGCGGCACAGGAGGAAGCGACCCAAAGTAATCTCCTGTGATTTGCGTGTTGTAAGTCGAGTGCGGGACGCTTTGACCCGGAGTATTACTTGACTTTGGCGAAGAGTTTTTACGCAGTATCGGCGACAACTCGTCCAACTTACTCACCCCTAGACCAAACATGCCCGCCGACATGTCAACCTGTGTGGGATCGGTAACGCTAAGCCGCGCTTTTGCTGGGCTTGGAAGGCCGGCCGCCTGCATGGGCGCAGTGTCCATCAGCCTTATAAACATTTTACGATTTGGGGAGCTGGTGCTCACTGCCCACTCGGTCAGGTCTGGAGAATTCAATCCGACAAAGTTTGGATCAAACGCCTTCATGGCTCTGTCAAACTCTTTGGCCGTCTTCTTTGTAAACTTGGAGCCCTTAACAAGCTCAGCCATAGCGGCGCCAGTCATCGTCGCAAAATCATTTGCATTCGGGGCCATAGACCCGGTCATGCCGTAAATATCTTCTCCTTCGCTGAGCAGCCTCGCGCTATCAGCCTCATCCGCGATGCGCTTGATGATGTTACTGTTGGACGCCCACACAGCGCGATCTTGCTGAGCCGCTGGCCCTCGCATGAAGTCGACCCCGCCTTCAGTGTAAACTGGGTTCGCAAAGGTGACGCCATCAACACCTTTTACAAGACGCCCTCGGCTCGTCCTGTCGCCATAAAGTGGCAAGATTAACTTATTCTCCATCTCTTCCCAGCTACGCGGGACGCGAGATAAGTTCTCTCCGAGATCTACGCTGTCAACTTCAACATTTGACAGGTAATCGTCCATCTTTGTGTCTTGGTAGAAATACGGGTCCAAGTCGCGTTTATTGGGACCACGCGCAGCGCTCAGGCTTTCACCCTCGCCACCACGCTGGAAAGCCTCGATGAGGCCGCGCGGATCTCCCTGCGCAATTGACCGTCCGGCGTATGTCGCGTCCGCCGCGAGGCCGTCAATGTCTACATCGCCAGCAGCTTTTGCGCCTGTTCTCAATGCCTTAGCTCCGGGGATCGCCATCGCAGCGGTTGACGCAAGGTCAGCGTACCGCGCGTCGTTGGCCATCTTGAGCTGATCGGGCGTCGCGGTGGAGAGCGTCACGCCCTCCGGCAGGTAGTCCACCGCCGTATTCGTCAGCGCGCGCTGCACGGTGCCGGCGGTGTCACTTACGACGCCCCGCACGGTGCCGATTGGGTCGGTGGCCATAGACTGGATGCCGCCAATCATGCTCTCGCCGATTGCCTTGTTGACTGCCAGCGGATCTTCTTGGACAGCGCGCAGAAGGCCGGCGCCGCCCTCACCTGTCACGCGGGCCATGCCGAATAGGTCTCTGAGTGGGCCGCGTAGGCCCGGTGGGATGTATTGCTCGTAACCTGCCATTAGCCGAGTAGACCTTTCGGGCGCTCTTGCGGCCTTACGCTTCCGGGGCGCAGGCGCGGCGTGGGTGACACTGTGATGCCGTAGTTGTCGCCGGTCGACTGGTTGTAATACTGGCGCACGTTGCCAATGTAATTTTGCGTCTCTTCCGGCAGGTTGTAATACTTGCCATCAGCGTCGAGCATGCGTCCGGGGCCGGCGTTATAGGCGCCCACAGCCTTGTCGATGTCGCCATCGAAGCGCTTAATCATGGCGCGCATGTACGCCTCGGCGTAAGCACGGTTGACCTCGGGTATGTCGAGCAAGTCTTTTGCGGACTGCTCGCTGCGATCAAATTTCTGGCCAAACATGCCTTCGGCGATGTCAAATACGCTTTTGGCACCGTACTCCTCATATCCGGGCTTCATAGCTGCTTTCGGCACTACCTGCATGGGGCCGCGCGCCCCGCTTTCCGGGTTGACCAATGGAAGCGGCTTTGTAGTCTCGTTTGGGTCGTCGCGGTTTACGCTGCTTTCCTGACGTCGGATGGCGTCGAGTAGAGACATAAAGTTAAGATCACTGTCTGGCATTAGTTACTGCCTCCCTGCGTCTTCAAGTATTCCTCGAAAATTGCCCTCATGCGAACAGGATCATCCCTGTACTTGTCGAAGGCTGGAAGGCTCCCGACCTGCTCCATGAAGGCGTCAAATTCACCTCCGGGCATGTACCTCGGATCGCCAGTCTGCACGAACTGGGCGTTGCCGTTGTCTGGCGCGAAGTCGAATGAGCTCATTTCGGTGCGAGCCGGGGCTGTTGTTATGGGTGCCACTGGCTCTATGATCGGCGCCTGCTGCCTCTGGGGTCGGTATGACGACCGCAGCTCGCCCTGCGGAGGCGGTGCGTCGTATCCGCCGATAATGCGCGCGAGCACCCCCATAGGTGTCGGCATATTGGTCAGCTTGTGCATAAATGTTCCGGGCTGCGGCAGGTTCGCGTCGCGGTAGGTCTGGGCCAAAGATCCCGGCTGGAAATCGGAGCGGAGGCGTCCGCCGCTGGTGTAGGGGTCGCGGCCGGGGTTAGCCACCTGACGGAAGTCGCTCACAGACGGGCCGATGGCCGTGCTGTAGTGGGGTGCGTTGCCGTAACGAGAATTTGGCTCGAAACCGCTTTCGGTGCGCCCGAGATACTTGTTGTACTGGTCGGCGCGGGCGTCGCCCTGCGTGCGCCGCATTGTCTGCTCCGTGCGGTCGTAATAGTCGCGGTCCTTTTCCTTGAACCCGAACCCCATCGCCAAGTCGTCTAAGATGCCCATACGCTCGCCTCGCCCTTCTCTTCCCGCAATAATACACCAAACCCGCCTTCAGTGTAACCCCGCGCACTTGGGGGAAGAACCAAGAGCACGGGGGAGCCAGCAAGCTCAACGGCTGGGTGGGAGGGTAGCCGCTAACAGGCGCAGGATAACAAAAAAGTTTGCCGGAGGCCAGTTTTTTGCATTTTAGGGGTTGCAGTCTGTAGATGTTAACATTAGGTTAACTTATATAGACACAAACAAAGGGAACACGGACATGACAACTTCAGCAATCGCCTACGGCTCAACAATCCGCGCATATGACTTCCAGCCAATGCCTGACCGCCCCGACCAGTTCATCGAGGGCGTTGTCGTTGACGCGGGAATGATTAAGCACCCCGAGCATGGCCACAACATGTTCAGCGGATACACCATCCAAATCACAGGCGCTGCTCGCGCAAACGATCCGCGCATTGGCGACATTGGATACGTTCCATTCAAAATGGACTTTATGGACTTCGATGGTCGTATCCAAAAGGTCTAACACAACACGGGGAGCCCCGGCTCCCCACAACGCTCAGGGAGGGCAACACATGACAAACTCAAACTTCACATACAACGACGGTGGCCGCGCCGCCTCTGGCCGCAAAGGTTCCGCCGGCGACTGCGGCGTGCGCGCCATGTCAATCGCGCTGGGCCTTGATTACGACGCCTGCTACAAGGAATTGGCTCAGGCCAACAAGGATGCTGGCAATAAAAAGTCAGCCAGAAACGGATTGCCGAAATCTGTTTACGAAAAAGTGCTTAACAAGCATGGCTGGTTTTGGATGGCTGCGCCCAAGTTTGAGGGACGCAAGTGCAAGGCTGCTGACACAGAGGGCGTTTGCATCGCGCGAATGTCTGGGCATTACTGCGCTGTCGTTGAGGGCGTACCGCAAGACATCTTCGATAGCTCAAAAAAGATGGTCTATGGCATATGGGTCAACGAAATAAACCACTAACGCAACACGGGGAGCTCCGGCTCCCCACAACCGGGAGAAACGTAATGCACAACAACACACCACAAAACGATCAGGAAGCTGTCGAGCTGGGCCTGTACCTCGCAATCACCGCCGATACCCAAGAGAAGTCGGAGGCGGCGCTGGAGCTGGCGCGTAATCTGGCAGAGCGCCTCAACTACGCGGAGGTGCAGACCGCCAAGCGAAACGTCGCCGCCTTTGTCGAGCAGGAGCGCGCCTAAACCACCCCGCGAATACCACGCTTCAGCGGCTTACCCCACGCGCCGCTGGACGAAACGCCATACGACATCGTCGTGTGGTCATTAGCCAAAGCTAAGCAGAGCGCGTCGGCGCGGTCGGGAGATCGCACGCCGCGCTTTTTCATGCTGTCCTTGCTCTCAACCTGGATCTTGCCAGACGACGTAAACATGTAACGCGGCGCCACCAGCTCCGAATACAGCGCGTCATCCTTGGGCAGCGACACGTCCATATTCTCGAGCCACGCCTTGCACTTAAACCACAGCTCCGCGCGCAGGTTCAAATACGTCTGCTTCGCCATCGCGCGCTCAGACACGTTCAAGCCACGCGCCGGCAGCCCCAGCTCCCTCAACCTATCCAACACCCCGGCGCCAAAGCCGTTGCTGTCGACGATGATCTCAACGGGGCGCTTGGACGGGGGCGCCGCATCGTATTCCGCTTTTACAGCGCCAGAGAGCTGCATCAGGTCCAAGTTGCGCCACACAGTAAGCGGGTGCACCACCGGACCCTGACGCTTGCACAGCACGCTGCTGTCATCTCCCTGACGCGCCACATCCAAACCCCAAACGCCCGCCGTGTCCTCGTGCACCTTAACCTCGTTGTTAAATGCGTGCTCGACCAGCGCGACCGGGATCACCGTGTCCTCCTCAGACGGCGGGAAGTTGCCCAAGACGCGCACATGAAACGCCGGGCTGTCCTCACCGTACCGGCGCTCCATATCCTTGACGAAATCCTCTGACACGCGCGGGCTGTCGACGCAGGAGACGTGCATCGTGTACCAGTCATCGCGCAGCCGATTGTGCGTCTCGTAAAAAAAGCCAGTATTACGCGTCGGGTTGCCCGTCAGCACCGTCGTGGCGCTGTGGCCGGACATCGAGCCCGAGGCAGCCTCAAAAACGGCCTCCGGGATACCGCTGGCCTCATCCGCCAGCAGTAACACATTCTCGCTGTGAACCCCGGCCAAGGCTTCCGGCTGCTCCGACCTCGACGTCCTGCACGAAATAAACGTGCTCTCAGGCGCGCTCTTGAGCTCAATCCGATCCGACTTGATCTCCAGCAAATTGTTGAACGGAGGCTTCAGGCGCTTGGCGACGTTCTTCATCTCCGCGAAACACGCGTCAAACAGCTGCGCGGACGTGGGGGCCGTGACCACCGTCTTGCTCGGATACCGCATCAAGACGTGCCAGATGGCCGCCATTGCGACGCCCGTGGACTTGCCGACGCCGTGGCCAGATCTAACAGATACGCGGCGCACCGCTGGGGCGGCAATCGCATCCAACAGCTCAACCTGCCACTCGTCGGGCTCGATGCCAATGACCTCCTGTGAGAAGCGCACCGGGTCGTCGCGGTATCTGCGCATCAGCTTCAGAAACGGGTTATCTTGGGGGCTGGGGGCGTTCATGTGTTAACACTCCTGTGGCGTGAATTTGTGGAAAATTTTTCTCGGGGTGCGTGAGGGGGACATGAGCTTTTGCACCCGCCCGAGATCTGAGAGGGGGGGGTCAAAACGCGGATCTCGCCGGCGATTTGGCGTTGGAGCGGGCGAAAGTGTCATAATGTGTATTATGTAAAATCTTTTTCCGTTGCAACTCAGCGACTTAGCTATTTTGCCCCGCTTATGCCTTACTTTTGCCACATTTGCACGCCCGAAAGTGCCCAATTGTGGCACATTGTTGACGGATCGACGCGATGATGTCACGCGCGCACGCGCACGCTTCGCTGCGTCGATGTGCAATTTCGCGCTCAATCGTCATCCTCCACCTCGACTGCCTCGCCCTCGATGACGTCGCCGCCAACGCTGTTGAGCAGCTGCGCAGCCTGCGCGTGCAAGTCGTTCACGCTGATGTTGACAGCGATGTCGCGCTGCCTCGTGTCATACTCTGGCGACGCCTTAGCCGCCTTCCACTTCAGCACGTCGACCGCCAGCTTCGCGCTGTTCACGCTCGCCTCGTGCTGGTGGATCTCGTCTGCAATCTTCTGAGCCTGCGACGCGTAG